GGCTACAGTTTTGCCTAATTCTAGGCTTGCTATCTTTACAGACTTCACCCGTAAAGGCTGATATAAACGCTATAGATGCTTATAAGATTTATGCTCATATAAAGATAGGCTCATATAAAGAGTTTAATTGTATTGAGAAGCTGTGGACTAAAGAAAGTAATTGGCGGCCTAAAGCTAAAAACCCAAACTCTACAGCTTATGGCATACCACAGCTGTTAAAGATGAAAGAAACAAACCCTTATAAACAGATAGACTTAGGCCTAAGATACATAAACAAGCGCTATAAAGGTAGTGCGTGTGAAGCCTTAGCTCATCATAAGAAACGGGGTTGGTACTAATGGCTAAACGCGGTGACCCTAGATTAAACAGGGCTTACAGGTATAAGTTTAGAAACCAAGTATTAGCTAGAGATAGCTACACCTGTTATTACTGTGGGGCAGATGCAGACCAAGTAGACCACGTCATACCTATAAGTAAAGCGCCTGAATTAGTAATGAGCTTTGATAACGCTGTGGCCTGTTGCAAGCGCTGTAACGTAAAAAAAGGCAATAAGTCACAGGGTGTTTTTTTAGCCAAGACGGCTACCCCCCCTGTCTTTTCTGGCAATATATCCCCGAAAACCGCTGTAATGACCCAAAGCGGGCCTTGTTTGGGCCAGCCTGCACAACCTTTAGACTAATGAGTACCAAACCTAAACAGCCTATCCGGGGGCTAGCGCAACCACGCTTACATAACGTTTTGTTATCTGGCCCTACTAGGGGCGGTGAAGTTGCAGAGCTTGCCGAGCGTATCGGCCTGCCGCTTTTACCGTGGCAGCGCTTTGTTTTGGACGATATGCTTACAATAGATAAAAATAAAATGTTTATTCGTAAATCAAACCTTGCGATTACGTCAAGACAAAACGGTAAGACTCATTTAGCGCGTATGCGTATTTTAGCGGGCTTGTTTTTGTTTAATGAGCGTAACCACATAGTAATAAGCTCTGCTAGGTCTATGGCCCTTACTACCTTTAGAGAGGTAGCTAATGCTATTGAAGATAGCCCCGAGCTAAAAAAAGACCTTAAAAAAATACTTTACACTAATGGTAATGAAGCCATAATCTTAAAAAACGGTGCTAGGTTAGATGTTAGAGCTGCTACCCGCGATAGCGCGCGCGGCGCTAGCGCTGACTTTCTATTTATAGATGAGCTTAGAGAAATAGACTCTGAGGCCTTTGCAGCTGCTCTACCTGTAACCCGTGCTAGGCCCAATAGTCAGAGCCTATTTTGTAGCAACGCTGGAGACGGTTTTAGTGAAACCCTTAACGAATTACGCACGCGCTGCCAGAGCAACCCGCCGCCGTCTTTAGGTTATTACGAATATAGCGCCCCGGCATTTTGCGCCCTAGATGACCGTAAAGCGTGGGCAGCTGCTAACCCGGCGTTAGGCATACTAATAACCGAAGAAGCTTTGCAAGAAGCGCTAGCGGTGCAGACTACAGAGCAATTTAGGACAGAGAGCCTTAGCCAATGGATAGACAGCTTACAAAGCCCGTGGCCGTTTGGCTCTGTTGAAGATAGCAGCGATATAAACCTAAAGATGAGCCCCGGGCCGCTTACTGTTTTTGCTTTTGACGTTAGCCCTAGCCGCCGTGATGCCAGCCTAGTAATGGGTCAGATGTTACCTAATGGCAAGATAGGCCTAGCAGTACTAGAAACCTACAGCTCACAGGTAGCAGTAGATGAAGTTGTAGTAGCAGCCTCTATAAAAAAATGGGCTGACCTGTATTACCCGCGTTTAGTCTGCTACGACAAATACACTACTGCCAGTATTGCTCAAAGGCTACAAAATGCAGGGGTACAGACCCGGGATATATCGGGGCAGACCTTTTACACCGCCTGTAGTGATATGTATGATGCTTTAGTAAATGACAGGCTAAGGCATAGCGGGCAAGATGCGCTAATACAACAAATGGCTAACTGTGCAGCTAAACAGACCCCAGATGCTTGGCGTATTGTTAGGCGTAAGTCTGCCGGGCCTGTAGATATACCTATAGGGCTAGCTATGGTTATACATATATTGGCGCAACCTGTAGCAGAGGCAAAGGTATACGCCTAGACACGCCGAAAGCCAAACTGTAAACCTATACTTGACTTTTAGGCAATAATGCCCCAATGGGATTACTAGAAACTATAGGGCTGCGTAAAAAAGACATAGAGGCGCAATTATCGCCGCCTATTATGCAACAAACTTACGGCGCGGGTGTTTATAGTTTTGGCGGTTTATACAATACAAACGGCGTACCATTTATAGATAGAAACTTAGCTTTGCAAGTACCAGCGGTAAGTAGATGCCGTAACTTAATCTGTGGCGTTATTGCAAGTATAGATTTAGAGCTAATACAAAAAAGTACAGGCCGTAAATTACAAAGCCCTGTTTGGTTAGACCAACCGGACATAAGACAGCCACGCAGCGTTACCATAAGTTACACCGTGGACAGTTTACTTTTATACGGAGTGGCCTATTGGCGCGTTACGTCTTTGTATGAAGATGACGGCAGACCTAGCGGTTTTGAGTGGGTAGCTAATACCCGCGTTACAGTAACTACAGATAATTACGGCGACGAAGTAGATTATTATTCAATAAATGGGCAGCGCGTACCAGATAGCGGCGTAGGGTCTTTAGTAACTTTTCAAAGTTTGTTACCTGGCGTATTAGAAACAGGCGGGCGCACAATTCAAGCCGCGTTAGACATACAAAAAGCGGCAAGCGTTGCAGCTGCTACACCTATGGCTACAGGATTTATTAAGAATAGTGGGGCAGATTTACCAGAGGCACAAATACAAGGGTTATTAGCTAGCTGGAAAGCCGCGCGTAACTCACGCAGTACAGCTTATTTAACTAGCACGTTAGATTATCAAACCGTGGGTTACTCACCTAAAGAAATGATGTATAACGAAGCATCACAGTATTTAGCTACAGAGATAGCCCGTTTAATGAACGTACCGGCATATTACATAAGTGCGGATATGAATAACTCAATGACTTATCAAAATATTATAGACGGGCGTAAAGAGTTTGTAGCTTATTCATTACAGCCGTTTATTAGCGCTATTGAAAACAGGCTTAGTATGGACGACGTAACCCGCCGAGGTAATCAGGTGCGTTTTGCGTTAGATACAACATTTTTACGCGCTGATACTTTAGCGCGGTTGGAAGCTATAGAAAAAATGCTAACGCTAGGTCTTATAGATGTAGAGCAGGCACAAAGTATGGAACAGCTAAGCCCTAGTGGACTAACAGAGAGGCCAAACAATGCTATTAACATTTAGCGGCAACATAGAGGCAGTAGATAACGGTGAGCGCCGTACTATTGCTGGCAAAATTGCACCTTATGGAGAAGTAGGCAACACAAGCGCCGGGCGCGTAGTGTTTGCAGAAAACTCTATAACCGTGCCAGAGCCAAGCAAAGTAAAACTTTTAATGCAACACGATAACAGCAAGCCGGTAGGACGTATGCAAAGCGTTACCAGTAATAAGACCGGGTTATATGCCAGCTTTAAGGTAAGCGCTAGCACGCGCGGTAGTGATGCAATTTTACTTGCACAAGAACAGTTAATGGACGGGCTGAGTGTAGGTGTAGAGGTAGAGGACTCACGCCAAGAAAAAGATTATCTGCTAGTTACGGCTGCTACCTTAAAAGAGGTATCTCTAGTAGAGAGCGCTGCATTTCCAAGCGCTGCCGTGTTAAAAATTGCTGCTAATGAAAACGCAGTAGATAACCAACCAACAGAAACGACAGGAGAAACCGTGGATAAAGCCCCGGAAGAAATGGCAGCGGAAGGTACTTATTTACCAGACGGTGCAACAGTAACGCTAAAGAGCGTTAGCTATAAAGATGATGAAGCCGCGGGCGCTACTGAACCAGTAGAAGCCGCGCGCAGAATTATTAAGCCAAGTGCATTAAACTCACAAAGAGTACGCACACCTATTACAAGTATGGGCGCATACACAGAGCATAAAATTAAAGCTGCTCTAGGTAATGAAGAGTCAAAACTATATGTAACAGCTGCAGATGATAGTTGGACTACAAACCCTGCATTTAATCCAACGCAGTATCTATCAGAGTTTGTAACTAATACACGTTTCCCAAGAAGCGCGGTAGATGCCTGCTCTAAGGGCGTATTACCACCTAAGGGCAACACAATTAACGTGCCTGCATTAGTAGACTCAAACGGCGGCCTAAATGGTGTAGCACCTGTAGTAACCGTTGAAGCTGAGGCCGGAGCTGTAGCCAATACAGGTATGGTTACTGAGTATCTAACTGGTACTGTAAATAAGTATTCAGGTATGAATACCCTTAGTGTTGAGTTGCTAGAGCGCACAGATAATCCACAATTCTTTGCAGAATTGACAAACCAATTACAGGTAGCGTATATGAACGCAACAGACCAAGCGGTAATTACTGCAATTAACGCAACAGGCTTTACTAGCACAGGCGTAGCAGCTACAGCCGCAGGTTTGATTTCTTACACCGCCGAAAGTACCGCTAACGTTTACAAAAACAGCGGATATTTTGCACAAAACTTTGTAGGCAGCACCGGTATCTATAACTTGCTATTAGGTGCAACAGATAGCACAGGCCGCCCAATTTTCAACGCTTATCAGCCAAACGCGGCAGCACTTGCTAACGCGGCTGGTATGGTAAGTAATAACTCTGTACGCGGTAACGTACTAGGTCTAGACCTTTATGTAGATAGATTTATGACCGCTGGAGTAGCTGATAACTCAGCATTTATTTTAGCTCCAGAGGCGTTTACTGTTTATGAAAGCCCTCAGGCTTATATGAGCGTAAACGTAGTATCAAATCTACAGGTACAAGTAGCTATCTATGGCTTTATGGCAACTATTGCAAAAATCCCATACGGTATCTGCCGCCTAAATATCAGCTAATAAATAACTAATAGTCTGGTAGGGCCTTAGCCCTTTGGCTCTACCAGACCTACAAAGAAAGGTACAAATATGCCGGCTACTTATGTTACCGCCGCTACGTTAAAAGCATCTTTAGGTGTTGGCACTTTGTACGACTCTTACACTTGGATAGAGGACACCTGCCAAGCCGCGCAAGATTTAATTAACGGGTTTTTATGGTTTGACTCTGCCCCGGTAGTGGGAACTGCGTTAGTAAATAACGTAGCTACCGTGATGATAGCCAACCCCGGATTATTTACCGCTGGAGAATCCGTTACAGTAGCCGGGGCTGGCAGTACTTTTAACGGTACATATACAATTACCAGTACCTTACCTTTTAGTACAGGCAGCACTACCCTTTTACCAGCATTTAATTTACAGCTTAATTATTACCAATACCCACAGGGTTACAGTTTTATACAATATGCAAAAACGGCAGCTGACCAAAACTTTAGGCGCGTAGTACCTAGCGGCACTATGACGGGTGATGATACAAAGACGGCTACCTACGCTAATACACCTGCTATAAACGCAGCTGCACTTATGTTAGCTGAGAATATCTGGACTAGCCGTTTTAGCACACAAAACGGCGGCGTAAGCGTAGACGGTTACAGCCCTAGCCCGTTTAAGATGAGTAATACTTTAATGGCATCTATACGCGGTTTGTTAGCGCCTTACTTATCGCCTAGCGCTATGGTGGGATAATGCCAGCCGCGATAACTACACTACGCAGCACTATAGCCGCTGCCTTAGCTAATAACTCTGTTTGGAGTACGTTTAGTTTTCCACCTAGCACAATAGTAGCTAACAGCGTAGTAGTAGCCCCGGCAGACCCGTACCTTACGCCTAGCAATAATAAACAGGCAACTATATCGCCTATGGCTAATTTCAAAATTATTATGACCGTGCCTATGTTTTCTAATGAGGGCAACCTACAAGGCATAGAGGATACGATAGTAGCCGTGTTTGATAAATTAGCTGCTAGCTCTATCGTTTTTAATGTTACCGCTGTTAGCGCGCCTAGCGTACTAACTTTACCAAGCGGTGATTTACTTACAAGTGATTTACAAATATCCGTACTAACGAGCTGGAGCTAAAATGGCACTAACAGATGAAGAAAAAGCGTTTCTAATCAAGATAGGGCAAGAATTGCCTAAAGAGGTTAAAGAAACAAACAAAAAAGAAACACAGGCACAAACACCGACACAAGAAACAGAGGTATAACAAATGGCAATTTTCCTATCTAACGGCGTAGTAGTAACGCTTAACAGCGTAGCCCTATCAGACCACGTTACTAGCGCAACTATTAACCGTAGTTTTGATGAGCTTGAAGTTACAGCTATGGGCGATACAGCTCATAAGTTTGTAAAAGGTTTAGAGGCCAGCACTATCACGCTTGATTTTCTAAACGACACGGCAGCATCAAACGTACTTGCAACCTTGCAAGCTGCGTGGGGTACTACTGTAACGCTAACCCTAAAACAAACTAGCGCTGCTACAAGTGCTACTAACCCGCTGTATAGCACTACAGTTTTGGTAAATAACACTACTGATATTAACGGCGCTGTTGGCGATATTTCCACACAAAGCATTACATTTACTTGTAATTCACCTATAGTAATTACCACAAGCTGATAATTAAACAAAGGGGCACACAATGGCAAAACTTAAAATAACAAGGGCAGACGGTAGCGTAACCGAGCATAAGATTACGCCCCGTATTGAGTATGCCTTTGAGATGTATGCAAAAAAAGGTTTTCACAAAGCCTTTAGAGATGATGAAAAACAGAGTGACGTTTATTGGCTTGCTTGGGAGTGTTTACGCACTAGCGGGGAAGTAGTAAAAAGTTTTGGGGCAGATTTTCTAGAAACCTTAGCTAAAGTTGAGGTACTAGATGATGACCCTTTGGAATAGTGGGGCGCGGTAGCTTTGGCTATCTAATCGCACAAGTGGCGGTAGAAACAGGCATAGCGCCCCAGTATTTATTAGACTTAGATGATGTAATGTTTAAGAATATATTAAAGGTTTTAACAGACAGAGCTAAGGCGGTGCAAGATGCCAACAGAGGTAGAAAACGCGCTTGAGCTTAGACTTGCGTTAAAAAAATATATGCCAGATTTAGCTAAAGAAACTCAAGATGAAATGGCTAATGCGCTACGCCCTGTAGTAGCTAGAGCTAGAGGTTTTATACCGGCAGACTCAAAATTATTAAGCGGTTGGGTTAAAGGTACAGCTAGCATAGATACAATTAATTACAGGGCATTTCCAACCTTTAGTAGTAATGATGCTAAACGCGGTTTAGGTTATAGAGTAACACCGTCTAGGCCTAATAAATCGGGCTATGTATCTTTAGCCAGAATACAACAGAGTAACGCAGGCGGTGCAATATATGAAACTGCCGGGCGCTTAAACCCAAACGGTAAAAAGCAAGGCCCAATAGTAGACCGTTACAAAAATGGGGTGTATGACCAAACTACGCATACTGGTAAACAATACTCAACAAGCCTAAACCCTAATGCGGGTCAGCAATTTATGGACAGTATAAACAGTACAGGGCCGTTAGTAAATGCAAGGCCTAAAGGTATGCAAGGCAGGCCTAGCCGTAAACAAACAGGCCGCGCTATGTATAGAGCCTATGCTGAAGATAACGGCGTGGCATTAACTGCCGTAGTAAAAGCTATAGAAAACGCTAAAGTAAAGTTTGAAGAAAAAATGGCTGCATAATGGCTACAGAATTACTAATAAATATAGTTAGCCAAGCCACGGGTAAAGGCTTTTTAGAGTCTGAAAAAGCGGTAAACAAGTTAGAAAAAAAGGTAAAAAGTCTAGGCAAAACTTTAGGCATAAGCCTTGCTGCCGGCGCTGCATTAAAGTTTAGTAAAATCTTTGTTAAAGCCTTTGCAGAGGACGAAAAGGCAGCCATACAATTAACTAAAGCTGTAGATAATTTAGGTATAGGTTTTGCTAACCCGTCTATAAATAACTTTATAGAAAATCTAGAAAAAACAGCCGGCATATCTAGAACAGAGCTTAGGCCAGCATTTCAAGATTTACTAACTACTACAGGCTCTTTAACTAAAGCGCAAGACATATTAAATAAATCTATAATTATTAGCAGAGGCTCTGGCATAGCTTTAAGCACAGTTACAGAGGACTTAACTAAGGCTTATTTAGGCAGCACTAAAGGTTTAGAAAAATACAAAACAGGGTTTACAACGGCAGAATTAGCAGCTAAATCATTTTCAGAAAACTTAGAAATACTTTTAACCCTAAATAAAGGCGCGGCAGATGATTATTTTACTACAACAGCATATAAACTAGAGTTATTAGCTCTAGCAGGTGAAAGCGCTAAGATAACAATAGGTGAAGGTTTAGTAGAGGGTTTAGGCAATTTTGCAGGTAGCGGTGAGGCTAGTGATGCACAATATGTGATAGATAATTTAGCTACAGGGTTTGCTAATTTATTAAAAACAAGTGGCGCTGTTTTAGGATTTTTAGCGCGTATCCCGGAGTTTGGATTTAGGGCAGTAGGTCTAGGCGCTATGTATGATAGGCCAGAAACAGTAACTAGCAAAGAAACAAAGTTTACAAAAAAGCAAAAAGAAGTAATAGCTAAACTAGATGCAGCGGCAGCAAAACGCGCTAAACAATTAGCAGACCTTGCTAAAAAACAAGCTAACGCCGAGGCATTAAAACGCAAAGAAAAAGAAAAACAGGCAGCGCTAGATAAAGCTGCCCTAGCACTTGGCAAGGGTGAAGATGTTTTTGATTTAGATAAGATACAAATACAAGCCGCTATATTAAGTAAACAAGATGAAATAAACAGGCTAGGTACAGCTGCTACAGACCAACAAAAATTACAGCTAGCTAATGAGGCACAGCGCCTAACAGTAAAACAGTTAATGCTAGAGTTAGAAGATGCTATAGCAGATAAAGACGTAAAACGTGCTACTACCTTATCTGAGCAATTAAATAAAGAGCTAGCTATATTAGCTACTTTGCAAAATCAAACTTATAAATTAACAGATATAGATAAGATTTTAGATAGTTTTGTACCTAAAGATTTAATAAACCTAAAAAACTTAGATGATGCTATAGCAAAACTTTTACAAATTGCAGGCTCACGTTTTGACTTTCTAAGCCCGATTATACCTAGTACAAGAAATGCTAATGATAGCATTTTAGATAAAGATATAGCTAGCCGTTATAAATCGGTTGACCCAGATGCTATTAGAGCTGTAGAGGCCCACGCAGACGCTCTTAGTGCTTTGGCTGAGTCAGAGTTAGCGTTAGCAGATGCGCTTTTTGCTGAAAGTGAGCGCGCATTAAATATAGCTACAGCAAGCCTTACAAGCGCGGGTTTGCCAGACTTTTT